CAAGAGATATAGTAGGAACTAAAATAAGAGTTTTTAAATTCAAATACCTTATTAGTATATAGATAATCAAAGATTTACCGGAAGCTGTTGGTGAAAGTAAAAGTGCTTTGTGGTGGGTTAGAGCATGATTGACAGCAACCATTTGGTAATCTCTAGGGGTTACTGGTAACTTTAATGAATCTATAAACTCTTGTTTGAGGTCAATTTTTTCGACTTCAAAGTCAGATTGAAATTTTACCTTGTAATCTCTAGTATAAAGAAATTTACAAAGATGTTCAAATAATCCTCCATAAAGAAGACGATTATGAACATTAAAAAGTCTTATCTTTCCATCCCAAATTCTATTACGATATGCTGGCATAAATGTGTAACCAGGCACCATAAAAGTAAAATGGTCACAAATTTCCTGAGCAATTGAAGCTTCAGAATCTATCTGGATATAGACTTCATTTTTTTTAGATATGTTAATTATTTCCATGAGAAAATTTCAACCAATCCAAAGCATTCTTAATCTGGAACCCCCGATTGTTTATCATCCTAATAACAGAGTCTAGATAGTTTATCTTTTCCTGTAGGACTACTAATTGTTGTTTCAATTTGATTACATCATCATCTGATTCAATATATTTAGCTATTTCATTTTTGAGAAGTCTTCCCAAATATTGTTCCCATCCACGCAGTTCAAGTTCTTCTTGAGACATTTTGCCAGAATAGTACTCAGTCTTAGTCCGAACCATTTTAGATAGTTCAAACTCAACTCCTTTTAGTCTGATTCGTTCATCAGTAAAAATTTTAAGATATTTATCGTGAATTTGTGGAATACGGATGGATTCTGTACCCAGTTCTGTATAATCAATTTCACTATCTCTATGCCAAAGTTCTTGAATATCTTCAAGTTTCAAATCACCTCCTTAAATAATAATTAAACTGGTTACTTATGCCCCACTAAGGTCAGTTGTAGGGGGTTTTTCACCATGTGGGTAAACTCGCGTTCCTTCGTATGTTACCTCATTATTGAGTAGATTTTCAACCTTATAAAAATCATAACGAAAAGAAACATCTGCAGTAACATAATCTATATCTGTTCCGCCACTATCAAATGCAATTGAAGAAAGACTTAATGGAAAACATTCTTGAAATATGAAATTTATCTGTGGATTCATATTTCCTGTTAAAACGGTTAAAGTTGCGTCAGTAGTCAACTCTGAGTTTTCTGATAATTTTTTATATTTTTCTTGACCCTCTTCAGTTGGAAATCCAAGTCCGATAATCCAATCATAAATTGATAACCAATTTTTCATATTTTCATCTACTATGAATTTTATTGACAACTCTTCAAAAGTAACTTCATCCCCAACCATTGCTATAGTTTTTAATGGTGTAGGAACATCAATAGCAGATATTGAAATCCCAGGCAAATTAGCAGACTGACAATAATAGTTTACTTCTGGAAAATTATTAAGTTGAAATTTAAACCCAATAGGACTTAAAAAACTAGTATTAACTGGTTGATCTTGTAATGCAGACATAAATGGAATATCCTTTCTGTAATATTTAGTTAGGACAAAAAAAAAGGGTGACCACAATTAAGTAATCACCCTTCTCACGTTCTTTAGGGGTAGTAACTCCTAAAGACTTAACTTACATCAAATTGTCAACTCTGACCAATCTGTAGTAGTAGTTACCATTGGCGGTCAAACCTCCGTCACCACCACTGTTTCCAAATGGATTGGATACGAGTCCGTAACGTGTCTTGAAACCAATTTTTGGTTGAAAGGAACTTTCACCAACCGCACGAACCATTTGTAATGGAACGTAAGGACAGTAGAAGATACCTGCATCATAAGCAGATGAACCTTTGTAACCTATACAGACAAAGTTAGTTGCTGATGCACTGAAATATGGATCAACATAAACTTTGTAACGGCCGTTGAGTGTTCCAACGAATGTGTTACCTGTGTCATCAATTCCTGCTGCGTCCATCATTCCACCCATGGCTAGAGCAGAAGCAACGTCTGAAGAACAGATGATGAGGTTACCTTTTCCGCGACGTGTTGCCTTTGCGATTGCATTTGCATCACGTTCTACTTGGAACATCAAACCTTTGAATTTCTCAACAGACCAACGTCCATTAGAGTCAACATCAAGGTCAAACACACCAGCTGTTGATGTATTGTGTTGTGCTCCGTGTTCCGCACTAAAATAAATGGTACGAATAACTTCACGGTTAATCTCTGCCAAAATCTCTTGTGAGAGAATGTTAGCAAGTTCTGTTTCAGCATCCAAACCGTGAACGGCTTTAAGATCCTGTGCCAATTCCATCGAGTACTCACCTTTGAGTGCACGTGTTTTAGCTGTAACTGTTACACGGTCAATAGAGAATGACATTTGTTGGAAATCTTCAGCAGCTGTACCGGCAGTTCCGGTAAGACCGAAAGTTTCAGCAGTTGCCGTTGAGTTACCTACACCTAATATTGCGGCGTATGTTCCACCTTGAGCTGCTGCTTGTGCAGCTGATCCGGAGCTGACCATATCATCTCCAGCGTCACCAGAATGTGTGGATTCTGGTTCTGAGTACATGGCTTCAGCACCACCTTGTGAATCATATCTAGGACGCATTGCGAAAATAAGTCCTGTAGGCCCTGTCATTGGTTGAACACCACAAACGTCATAAGCAACCAAATTAGGCATTGCTCTACGAATCATGGAAATCAAAACTGGGTCTTGATATTGTACTCCACCAGACGAACTTGCTGTAGGAGCAAGGCTGGTTAGAGATGTTGCTGCCTCCATCAAGGAACTACGACCTTCTGTAGATGCCTGTTCCGCCATGGCTTTTTCTTGATTTTCCAAAAGAACGGCGGTAACCGCTCTTCGGTATGGGTCTTTAATCTTAGGCATGTCTTCATGGTCTAAGACTGGAGCCCACTTTTTTTGTAGATCTTCAGCTAGATACATTTTTTTTAATCTCCTAAAAATGTTATTTGTTAAAACGAGTTAATGCAGAAGCATACTTACTAACAATTGGGTCAACAGTTGATTCTGAACTATCTTGTTCTTCTTCAGTATTTTCCAATTCTTCTGTAATTGTTTCCGACTGTTGTTTAGGGAAATAATTTTCCTTAATTACTTCAAGTTTCTCAGAATATTGAGACTTGTCTTCAAAATCTATGCCATCAGCCAATTTACCTAGTTTTTCTTTTTCGGTATCGGCGAGGTCTTCTGAAACTTCTCTCAAGGTTTCAGCCTTTTTATACTCAGCAAGTTCTTTTTTGATGTCTACACTTGTGTTAATAGACTCATCAAGTTTTTGCTCTAGTTCTTCAACTTTCTCAAATAGATCGTCAACAAGGTCAACTTTCTCTTCTGGAATGTCAATGTAATGCTCTGTAAAAAGGTTTTTGAGTCCTGTCATAAAATCTTCCACCAATTCAGAGCGGATTCCTTTTTCAACAGCTAACTCATTCTCTTTCATCCACTCTTCACAAACATAGTTGAGATATCCGTCAACCTTTTCGGTAACTGTGGACAAATGTTCTTCTTTTGCTTCAGTGATTTCTTTCTTGTAACTTGTTTCTAATTCCTCAATCCTTTGATTGACTTCAGAAAGTACTTTAGCTGAAACTGCTGCTTCAAATATTGTGGAAGCTTTAGTCTTAAAATCTTCAGAGAGGTCTTCACCATTTGTAATGGCTTCAATATCGTCTTTGATATCAATTTCTAGATCCTCTTTTTTGAGTTTTTTAGACTCTACTGGTTTTTCTTCTTCTTCATCTTCATCTTCTTCATGCTCATCTTCTGTAAGAGTAGAACCCATGATTTTTGAGAAAGAATCGGAAAGGTCAGACTTCTTCATGGCACTAAGTTGGTCATAAAGGGCCTTAATCATTCCGGCTTTAGTTTTAGGAACAGAAACAGCCTCTTCGACTTCTTCTTCTCCCTCTTCCTCTTCATCTTCTTCTTTAACTTTAGTCTTAGCTTCATCTAAGATCTCTTCGCCCGAAGACTCCGCAACAGCTTGTTGCTCTTCTTCCAGTTCTTCAGCCGTTTGTTCCAAAATTTCTTCAGACATTGAAAATCTCCTATTTGTTATCTGTGTATGTGTTTATACTAATATTATTTATAATAACTTATATTTACAACTTGGCAATAAAATCTCTAAAAGCTTCAACAAGTACGTTTTCACGGTCTTTTCTCGAAGATTTTTCAATTTTATCTTTATATTCTTGGATCTGTGTCTCTTTAAGCAGACCATTATCCCAAACCCACTCTTTACCTTCCATAATACCATGAACAAATGCGTCTGGAGCAGAAGGATCAGCAACTATATCAGCTGCTGTTGCAAGATAGAAATCACCTTGTACTTCTGAAATACCATTTCTTCCTGGCTTTAAAGAACCCATACCTCTTGATGAAACTCCCAATTGAGCACCTTCATCAATAAGATTCTTTACAATCTTTCCGTATGGTGTATCTAAAATCTTAGCTCTTCCCATGAAATTTTGTCCTACTTCTTCCAATTCTTCTATCATGTGGGAAACTCTTTCCAAATTGACCGTTGGCCCGTCTGGATGTCCCAATTCACCAAAAGCTCTTTTCTTCTTGATAAACTCTGTAGTATATCGTTTTGCTTCTTTTTGAAGAATTTCTGTTGGATATACTCTTCCATTTCGATTCTTCTTATTTGCTTGCATGAAGATACCTTCAATGAAGTAACTCTTACCACCACTCTTAGTAGCTTCTGTAAGAAATTCTACATTTATTGCTTCTTCGCTAATTAGTTTCATGGTTCTCTCCGTTGTTATTTTTCTTTTGCACTGGCCTGGCGCATTTTAAAGGCATCTTTCATTTTCTTTTTAATTATAGGTTTTAATCTTTTTTTCCACTTACCACCCATTTTTTGTACTTTAAGATCAGCCTTCTTCTCTATAGCAGTTTTTACTCCGATTGAAGCTTCAGGGTCTTTATATTTTCCTGCCTTATCTACTAATGTAATTGCTTTCTGTCTTACTGCCTTATTTACTGCCTTATCAATTTTATCCTGAGAAGGTGGTTTTTTCATAGACCTTGCTCTTTTTATGGCAGTAATTTTTGATTTCTTTTTGGAAATAATTGACCTCTTCCTTCTTTGTTGAAGAGTCAAAGCTTCCATAAAATCTTTAAAATCCTTCATACAA